CAAGAAGATCCGTCTTGACTGGGAGGTCTCAGCTGAGGCTCTCGAAGATGGTATTGAGGGGGCTGCACTAGAAGATCACCTAGTACGTTTGATGACAAACGCTTTTGCGAATGACATCGAAGACCTAGCAATCAATGGTACAGGAACTGGCTCAGACGCATTCCTTTCAATTATGAATGGTTTCGTCAACAAAGTCAAGACCAATGGAGATGCACACGAAGCTGTCGTAACAGTAGCTGACAATGCATGGACTCCAGAGGTTATGCAGCAGATTATCCTGGCTATGCCACGTAAGTACCGTGCAATCAAGTCTAACTTGAAGTTCTACGCAGGTACTGACGCATTCCAGGGTATCGTTAAGAACAACGGTACACTATCTGACGCAATTGCCGAGGCTCTTGGCAAGAACGGTAACACCCAGGCTAACACCCAGGCTTACCTAGACGGAGCTGGTCAGACATTCGGTGGTGCTCGCACTACCCGTGTTCTAGGCATTGACGTACAGGAAGTTCCTTACTACCCAGATGGTTACGTTGACCTTACATTCCCACAGAACCGTGTATGGGGATTCCAGAGGGACATCACCGTAAACCGTGAGTACAAGCCAAAGAAGGACACAGTAGAATATACTGTATTCGTACGCTTTGGTGTACAGTGGGAGGAAGAGGACGCAATTGCGTTCGCTGACGCTGCTGCAGATAGCTAAAAATCTGTAGTAAACCTTTGAGGGGGCAGGGGCATCTAGCTCCTGCCCTCTTACCATTTAATCTGTTATAATTAATTGAATAACGACAGGAGGAATTATGTCAGAAGAAAATACAAACGATATCATCCCAGCAGTGCTAGAAGAAGGCGAAGCCGTAATCCCAGCAGAAAAGGTTGAGGAGTTTAAGGCACTTGTAGAAGAAGTTCTACAGGCTCCAGAAGAAGTTGCTGAGGAAGCACCAGTTGCTGAAGAGCCAGTGGTAGAAGATGCACCACAGACCAAGGTAGAAGAGGTAGCCGCAGAGCTAAGCCTAGAACCAAAGGTTTCTGTTGTCGAAGAGGTAGAGGACACAAAGGTTATCTCGTCTGCATCTCAAAAGAAGTCAAAGCCTTCAGATTTAGCATCAGGACTAACTGGTGTAGCTGATGGTGTTATTGGAACTGGAACCGTTAAGCGTAAGCCATCTTCCAAGAAGCAGAACGAAGAAGCAAAACCTGAGAAGGTTGCAGTCCACTCAAGCAAGAATGTATCTTGGCCTGGAGTTGGCAAGGTTTACCGTGGCTACAACATTGTAACCAAGGAGCAGGCTGACAAGTGGCTCACAAGGGGACACATCCGACTAGCTACTCCAGAAGAGGTTGCTGAGGAGTTCGGCCGCTAAATGGAAATATTGAGGGTTCCGTCAAGTAGTGTATCTTATCCAGTAACTGGTTTAGATGTTGGTGTTGAGTATGACTACTCTATCCTCGACTTGGCGGACCACTCAGTATCAACTGGAATTATTGAAATAACCTCAGCTGGTCAGACAGCATACATAGATCTTCCAAGCACAGTTGATGGAGATTATGAAATCACTGTAGATGATTCTACAGAAATTGTTTCCGTAGTTAGGCCATATGTAGACCCTACTACCAAGGGAACTACCGCTACAGAAATTGCGGAATATAGGAAGAACGAAGAGATTGCTAGAGCAATTATTGACTCTATCATAAATGATGGTTTTTATTACAAGAAGAAGTACTACTCCACAACTGGGCTAGGTGCTGACTACCTTCCAATTTGGACAAATGCAAACAAGCTTCTAAAGCTATACGAGAATAACAAGCTAGTCTTTGATATTTCAGAGCCAGACTTGTACACAATTCACTACGGCCTAACAAAAGATAAGTTTGCAATTAAAGAACTTTACTCAGACACCTTTAATAGAAATGAGGGTGCACCAATCTTGCTCCCAGCAGCAGGATCTGATATGCTAGACCTTAATCTAGTTTATCGTGGATTCCCAAGGGGATTCGACTATTCAGCAGTCCTAGAAGTAGGCTACAAAAAGATTCCATCGGATGTAGTTCGTGCAACAGAGATGCTAATTGAAGACATCTCTTGCGGAAAGCTTGATTACTACAAGCGTTACATTGCAGACTACAACACTGATCAGTTTAAGATTAAGTTTGACTCTGGTGTTTTTGACGGCACTGGCAACATTATTGTAGATAAGATTCTATCCAAATACATGAGGCCGATTCGGACAATAGGAGTCCTATAATGGCGTGTGGGGACAAGACAGACTTCATATTCCCAATGGAGGCAGACGTTTATCACCCTATTGTAGAACAGGGTGCACTTGGAAACGTTATAAAAACCTGGGTTTTAGACAGAACCATTGTCTGTAACCTAGCACCAGCTGGCACAGCCTGGAAAGAAGAAGTAAAGCCAAATATCAATATCACTCAGGATGGCATCTTGATGGGAAGAGTAAAAGATGATATCAGATTCTCCAGTCGTGACTCAGGAAATGCCATCACAAATGTAATTATAACAAATATTCGTGATAAGAACTGCAACCCTTTATATATTGAAACATCTGGACCCAGAGCTGGAAAGTCTACTATTTTTGAAGTGGCTACAAACGAACCATTTTCTGGCCCATTCGGCAATGTTGAGTATTACAAGTTAGTTATTCGTAGGTCAGAGAACCAGGCGGCTGATGTCTAATGTATAGAGTAAAGATTAAGAACAAGCAGTTTGTAAAAGATATGGATAATATTGTAAACTATGCTTTGGGTTTTTTAGATGGAGTTAAGCAAGGCTACCCATCCTTCCTCCAGCAGCTCGGTGCGACGATGTCAGAGGCTTTGAAGGCTTATGTAGATGCAAATGCCAGGGTAAATCCACAGGTCTTACACCACGTCTACGAGTGGGATAAGACAGGTTCCCCAGATGCCAGACTATTTGACATTCAGTATGTCTCTACTGGAGCAGGCCTATCATTCAATTCAACATTTAGACAATCGTCATCCATTAAGAGTGGCTCTCGTGTACCATTCTACGATAAGGCTAGAATTATGGAAAATGGCATTCCAGTTACCATTGTTCCAAAGCAGCGAGTCCTTGCATTTGAGCAAGACGGAGAAACAGTTTTTACCACCAAGCCAGTGAGGGTGAGCAATCCAGGAGGCCAGGTCCAAGGAGAATATGAGAGAGTGTTTAATTCATTTTTTAATAGATACTTTACTCAGTCATTTCTTGAAAGCTCTGGGATTGCTTCATACCTTCGTAGTCCAGTTGACTTTAAGAAAAACTTTAGCTCTGGAAAACGTGGCGGTAGATCTCTAGGCGTAACAGTCGGACAATCCTGGATAGCAAAGGCAGGTCTTATATAATGGCAATATCATATCCACCTATCTTTATTAATGACTACCTAAAAGAAAAGATTTTTGCAATTGCAAACACGGACATTCCATTCTTTCCAACTAGCCCATCTACAATAGAGCAGTTGACACAGACGGCAACCATAAACAATACAGGTAATTTGTTTGCGGTATATGACAGAATGTTTAAGATGCGTAGAAAAGCTTTTCCACACATTAAAGACGAACAGCTATTGTACTACTTTTATTCATTAGATATTGTTGCAATGATAGATGCTACTCAGTATATAGCTGACCTGCTTGACCGTGGAGACGAGTCTGCTCAAGATCTAAATGAATGGATCAAGGGCAAGCTTGTAAATGGTGTTTATATCAAACAGGATGGTAATTCTACTAAAGAATTCCTGCCAGTATACTTTCACGATATTAAGATTTATCAGCTAGAAGAGACAAGGGACATTGTTGATTTTGGCACAGCTAGAACATATGCAGGTAATAAGATTATTATTGATTACTGCTATCACACTACTAAGGGATATCCACAAGGAACAAAGGTAGAAGATTTTGACCCAGCTAGACCACGGTATGAGGGTGCAAACAATTTATCCTACAATGATACCACTATATAAAACCGTGCTATAATTAGCATGAGGAAACAAACGCCTTTTTTTATCCATAAACTAAAAAAAGAGGTGAAATATTATGGCATATACACGTGGTTCAAGCTCCAACATTATCGTTGGTGCAGCAGCTCTCTTCACATACGAAGACGGTACCCTTACCGACGCTGATTTGCCAGCTTACGTAAGCGGTACTCGATATGTAGAAACACTATCTAACGATGCTGACTTCCGTAATGTTGGTTACACAATGAACGGTCTAGAGATCCAGTTCCAGCCTGACTTCGGTGAGGTACAGGTTGACCAGGTTCTAGACGTTGCAAAGCTATACAAGCAGGGTATGCAGGTTAACCTGAACACTGCTTTTGCTGAGTCAACACTAGAGAACTTGTTGTTCTCGCTAGCTGGTAAGGACGCTGACCTAACCACAGTAGCTGGTAACCCAACTATGAACCTGTCCGCAGGTGACATCGGTGAGTGCCCAGTTGAGCGTGGTCTAGTTGCAGTTGGTCCTGGTACAGGTGACTGTGCTATTGGTTCTGAGCTAGAGCGTATCTACGTTGCATACCGTGCACTCTCCATCGAGAGCGTTACAGTATCTGCAAAGCGTGACGAGGCAACAATGTTTGAGGTAAGCTTCCGCTTGCTTCCAAACGACACTGCTTCTTACGGTAAGATCGTAGACCGCACCGTGACTCCAGAGTCCTAAATCATAACTTAATACTGATAACCGCCCTAGTTTAACCGCTAGGGCGGTTTCTTTTTGATACAATAGTAGGATGGCTACCAGGGTATACGATTCTAAGACTATAAGACTTATAGATGGAACTTTGGTATACCTTACCCCACTCAAGATAAAATACCTCAGAGAATTTATGGACACCTTTGAGTTTGTTAAGACGGCTAAGAATGATGAAGAGGCAATATTCTTTTTATCGGAATGTGCCAGGATTGCAATGCAGCAGTACTACCCATCTATTCAAACCATATTTGACCTAGAGGATATGGTAGATTTAAAAACAATTTATGAAATTATTGACGTTGCCGCAGGCGTAAAGGTAAAGAAAGACAGCTCTAACGTAAAAAAGGATGCTGTAGAAAGCGGATCAGAGTGGGAGAAGTTGGACCTGGCAAAGCTAGAATCCGAACTATTCTTGCTGGGAATCTGGAAAGACTACGAAGAGCTTGAAACAAGCCTATCAATGCCAGAGCTTATGGCTGCACTTGAAGTAAAGCGAGAGATGGATTACGACAATAAGAAGTTTCATGCAGCTATCCAGGGTGTCGATCTTGACAAAGAGTCTGGAAGAGATAAGACAAATGCATGGGAAGAGATGAAGGCCAGGGTATTTAGTGGTGGTCAGGCAAAGGATTCTAACGATGTGGTTGCACTACAGGGGGTTAATGCTCAAAAGGCTGGATTCGGCATTGGGATGGGCCTCAGCTATGAGAAAGTTGAGTAAAAACAAGACCTCCCTGTGCTATAATGGTTAAGCCCCAATAACGGGAAAGGAAACCAAAAAACAATGGCAGTTACAGTAAATGAAGACAAGGTAGTTACACTACTAGATGGTCAAAAAATCGAAATTCGTCCTCTGAAGATTTCTCTTCTTAGGCCGTTTTTGGCAAAGTTCCAGGCAATTCAGGACGTAGCAGAGGACAACGACAAGTCGATGAACCTTTTGCTTGAGTGTGTTCAGATTGCTATGAAGCAGTTTAAGCCAGAGTTGGCAGAGGATATCTCTGTTCTGGAAGACCTGCTTGACCTACCAACAGTCTACAAGATTGTTGAAGAGGCATCGGGAAACAGTACGCTATTCGGCGGACCAGCCCGATAATTAATAATTTAAAATAGTATATAAAAGGAGGTGCTGATGAATGGCTGATGATATCAGATCCGACATTATAATTAATGTCGATACGTCTGTGGGTATTGCAGAAATTAAAAACCTACAAAGGCAAATATCTCAGCTAAATGCTCAGCTCCTTCAGAGTGGTACCCAGCAGGCAAAAGCTGCTCAAAACATCCAACGCAACCTGATCAATAATATCAATGCGACTGGTAAGTTCGCAGCAAATGTTAGGACGATCTCTACAACTGCAGAGTCTTTCACCACAGCCCTAGAGAGAAACAAGCTAGGGTTTGGTGAGACTTTCAGATATGCAGGTGCAGCAACCAAAACTTTTGGTAGGTTCTTTAAGAGTGAATTTGCCACTATCGAAAAGGTTGCTCGTGAAAGAGTAAAGACTCTTCAGACACAGTTTATAAAGCTAGGCCGTGACGGCAGTGGTGCTATGAAGGCCATTTCTGTTCGGCCTTTAGCTTTAGACATGGACAACCTAGCTACAAAAACAGCAATTGCTGCCCAAAAGCAACAGCTATTTAATCAGCTACTGCAGCAGGGATCTACAAATCTTCTAAACTTTGGTAAAAATACCCAGTGGGCTGGTCGCCAGCTTATGGTTGGTTTTTCTATTCCTTTGGCATACCTTGGAACAGTAGCTGCAAAGACCTTCATGCAGATGGAGGAGCAGGCAATTAAGTTTAAGCGTGTCTATGGAGATACGTTCACTGCATCAGAAGACACAGACAAAATGATTAAGCAGGTTCAAGAACTTGCTTCTGAGTTTACAAAGTATGGCGTACAGGTAGAGAAGACCATGGAGATGGCTGCCGATGCAGCTGCCATGGGTCTAATGAACGCCGACCTGCTAGCTCAGGTTAACCAGGCAACCAGGCTATCCGTTCTGGGTGGGGTAGAGCAAGAGCAAGCATTAGAAACAACCATCTCCCTGATGAACGCATTTGGCACCTCTGCCAAGGATCTAGCTGGAGAGATTGACTTCCTGAACGCAGTAGAAAACCAGACAATTGTTGCAATTGAGGATATGACTATTGCTATCCCAAAGGCTGCCCCAGTTGTTAAGCAGCTAGGTGGAGACATGGAAGACCTAGCCTTCTTCATGACAGCCATGAAGGAAGGTGGAATTAATGCTTCTGAAGGTGCTAACGCTCTAAAATCTGGTCTAGCATCTCTAATTAATCCAGCTGGAAAAGCAAATGAATTCTTGCTACAAATGGGCATTAATCTTAAGGGCATTGTCGATGCCAATAAGGGCGATGTTAGAGGTCTGGTAGTTGATTTTGCTAGTGCTCTAGATACCCTAGACCCACTAAATCGTGCACGTGCAATCGAGCAGCTATTTGGAAAGTTCCAGTTTGCACGTCTGTCTACACTGTTCCAGAACGTAATTAAAGAAGGAACTCAGGCACAAAGAGTTGCAAAGATTTCGCAACAGACTGCTGAAGAGTTGGCCATCCTATCTGAGCGAGAAATGAAGCGTGTTGAAGACTCGCCAATGTACAAGTTTAAGAAAGCAGTAGAAGACCTTAAGGTTTCCCTGGTTCCTCTCGGAGAGGCATTCCTAAAGGCGATTACCCCAGTTATTGAGTTTGCCAAGGGCTTACTAGATAGATTTAATAACATGAGTGATGGAGCTAAAAACTTTGTCGTTGTGCTTACTACTGTGTTTGCTGGTATTGGTCCAGTATTCCTGATGACATTTGGTTTGATAGCTAACGGTGTCGCTAACCTGATCAAGATGTTTACCTTTATATCCAAGGTATTCCGTGGAACTGGAGCATCCTCAAAGGACCTAGCTACATCAACAGAGTACATGACACAGCAACAGCTAGAGGCATCAGCTGTAGCAGCATCTCTTGACCAGTCACACGCTAAGCTTATTCAAACATTTAACGTAGAAGCAGCTTCTGTAGATAAGCTAGCAACTGCATACAGCAGAGCAGTGACAGCACAGGCTAGACTTCTGAATGTGCCTATTGGTCCAAGAAACCCAGCTGGACAAAAGCCAATGAAGCTACGCTCTGGTATTGTCTCTGTACCAGGGCCAAAGGGTGCTGGAGATATTGTTCCTGCAATGCTTTCTCCTGGAGAGGCAGTAATTCCAGCAAAACAGTCCGAAAAGTATGCTGGACTTATTCGGGGCATGGTTAATGACGACATCCCTGGATATAGGTTTGGTAGATTGGGAGCAGCTGCAAGCTCTATTGGATCTAAAGCTAAATCACTTTTGGGCCAAGTTCCAATTTCTAGAGATAAGAAAAATCTAAAACAATGGAATCAGCTAACCCCACCAAACTCAGGCTGGGGACTGATGGAGAGTGTAATAAGAACACTCACTGGAAGACGAGGGTCTTACGGAAAATCTTCAACATTCTATGAAAACAAGTTTGCAGATAGATTCTTAAGACGTTCAAAAAAGGACGTAGCTGTAAGGATGTTTGCAGACGACCTAGTTTCTTCCCTTGGTCGTGGAGATACAAGGTATACAAATATATTCCAGACTGGAGGAAAGTCTCGTGGAAGCCTAGATGAGGCTGGCGGTCAGAGAGAGATTGCTGAAAACAAGCTGTTTGGCTTTGATTCAAAAACTGATCCATCCAAGAGACCAGCCTATGGATACTTGTTTAACCGAGATGTAGATCTTGCAGGGGGTTCAAGGCCACTAGTAGAAAGAATTACTGGAAAAAGAGACTCCAATGACCGCAAGAGAGATGGGCAATTTTCAATTCAGCAAGCAACAAGGCTGATGAATGAGAACACGTATAGATATGGCGACATTGCCATGGTACTCAAGAAGAGAGCTTTGCGTGGAAGAACTACTATAACTCAGGGAGATAGCATAAATGCTATGCTACAGAAGTATGCAACTCCTGCAAAGTTTGGCACCAGAAATAGAGGGGCACTGGAGGCAGCAAAGACAAGTGGCAAAGGTCAAAGAGACTTCTTTGAAGCACAAATTCTTGGTGGCTTTAGCTTTAAAGATATTAAAAGAATTGTGTCTACTGAGCCAGAAAAAATTGTTATGCTGCAAAGGGCTCTGCGTGAAGCAGGCATAAAGGGAATTAAGGTAGGCATGCCACAGCTTACCATGATGCAAAGATTAAAGAAGTTTGTTTATGGCAAAAAGGTATCTATGCCAAAGATGCCAAGAACTCAACCAGAAGGTTCTGGCCAATATACTGGGGTATATAGAAATGACCCTCTTGTACTTGGCAATAGGACATTCTGGAGCAAGGGTGGCGTAGTTGGACAATCAGATGTAGTCAAGACTCTGGCAAATAGATCTGGAAACATGTTTGAAATTGGAACAGTTAGCGTTCCAAAAATAGAAAATATTCCAGAGCAGACGTATGAGATAGATGTAAAAGATAAGGCTGAGTTAGCTAAAATTCAAGCCGAAGTGGATAGGCTCATAAAGGGTGACTCTACAAGAGGCATTACGGCACTTCAGGGAAGAAACATCGTAGATTCTGTTTTGGAAAACTATGGAGCAAAGGGTGCCAACCAAAGACTAAGCCTATCTAAGTTTAGGGAGTTTGCAATTCCAATGGCAGAACTAATGCCAGATCCAGTTTCTCCTACCAAGCTGGGTCAGTTCTTTGGAGAAACTGCAAAAACTCAAGAACGTTTCCGTGGTGCACCAGAGTCATCACCAAAGTTTAAAGAGATGCTTGCAGATCCAAAGCTAGATCCATCATTAAGAGCATCTATGGAAACCCTAATGGATGTCAATGAGAGACTTTATTACTCCGTTATGGATGATCCAGAAACTTTAAAGGAATACGAAACAGCCGTTAGAAAGGCCCACAATGCTCCTATTCCAAATAAGGCAGATTTCTTAGCTAAAAAGGCACTCGCCGTCACAGGCTTTGATCCAGGAGATAGGTCTAAGGGTGGCGGACTAGAAAGAGGTCATGGTGGATCAAATTACCAGTTTGTTAAGCGTAGTCCACTTGGGTGGGAGCTTGGCCCTGCGACTAGTCCAGACTTTAGAGTAGGAAATAATTTTATAAGTGCGTTGACAAAAAACAACGAGGTAGATGCTAGCGGAAAGCCAATAACGACTAACGTTTATGATCAGGTAAAAGAGCTTACAGACAAGTATCCAG